GTGTCAGAAACAGGTACCCCGTACCGCCCAACCTCTTCCCCGATTGCGCGCAAGTTGTGACACATATGTCAGAAAATGAGCAGCGCCATGTATGAGTCGAGAGATCCGAGCGAAGCGAGTCCGGCCATCAGTCTATGGCCTGTCATTCTGTCCCGGCTGCGTAGATGCATCTTTGATGAAAACATGCATCTTAGCCTGTCACTTTAGCGCATGAAAGGATTGTATTTAATTTAGTACAATCTTGAGTTGGGCCATGCATTATAATGAGAAGTACAGGAGGTAAATGCCATGCCGAGAAATATGGGCCCGAAAAATCCGGGAGAGAGTTACTTACAATATTATGCCAGGTTGTCCGGCAATCCTGACTATAAGCCGAAGTATAAGCCTGACGATTTGCCGACTTACAATGTCGAGCAGAGGGCCGGAGAGTCGGCCAAAAAGTATTACAGGCGCTTGGCCAAAGCTGCAGATCAGAGACTGGTCCGCCTGGAGCGCCTTGCAGAGAATCCGCTTTATCAGAATGTTAAGAAGTTTGCCTACGAAGAGGCTATGGAGGACATTCATAAATGGAACGGAGTAACTGCATCGCGATTTAATACGGTACCGCCTGAGGGGGACCGGCTCTATGACAAGATCGAGGACATCAAGAGCTTCTTAACCAAACAGACATCCAATGTCGGCGGTATCAATCTGATGTATAAGAGAATGGCAAACACATTCAATGCGAAGTACGGTACCAACTTCACTTATCAGCAGATCATGAAGTATTTTGATTCGCAGCAGAATGAAAAATGGAATAAGCTGTTTGGATCCAAAACGGCATTGACGGTTATAGGGGAAATTCAGAAGAGTGCTAAGAAGATAAAGCGTGAAGTATCGGAGGTAGATAAGCGAAACATCATTATAAATGATATTTCAAATAAGCCCGGTAAGCATGGGCTGACGATGCTGCAGCGTAGGACTATCCAGGCGCTCAAGGATAATGAGCTAAGCTTGGAGGACTTATATTAACATGGGGCGAACGCGTGACGAGGTTTTACGAGTCTACAGGAAGAAAATACAGGCTGTGCCTTATTCTTTCTGTCATTATAAGAAATTCGATTATGACATACTTAAGTATATTCCCTACTTAACAACAGCCGGCCGGGGTGAGCGCGTCAGTTATAACGATGTGCTCATTATGGCCGACACGGAAACATCTAAGAAAAAGCCAGACATATATCATCCTGACAGTAAGGGCGGTAAGTATGAAACCTTTGAGAATCATGTAGTTGCATGGACTATAAGTATCCGGGCATTTAATCACAACATAGTGACCCTGTACGGCCGTAAGCCATCGAAAATGATTGAGACTCTTACGAGGATCCATGAGCACATGGCAGGGAGCAGGACCGTGATCTATTTCCATAACCTTGGATACGATCATATTTTCTTACGTAAGTTTGCTTATGCTCTCTGGGGAAAGCCTGAGCATCAGCTTAACGTGAAGCCCTACTATCCTATCTTAATCCAGTATCAGAACGGCATCATGATTAAAGACAGTCTTATTTTAGCGCAGCGCAAGCTTGAAAAATGGGCCAATGACCTGGATGTAGAGCATAAGAAGGCAGTCGGTTCATGGGATTATGACAAGTTTCGGAATCAGGACACACCTTTAAGCACTGAAGAGCTTCACTATATCGAGTGCGATACCTTAGCCGGTGTTGAGTGTCTCGATAAGACTATGGAGGCCCTGCACAAGAGGATCTATTCAATTCCCTTGACGGCTACCGGCATACCCAGAGAACAGACAAGGGTCCGGGGAAAGAAGTATCATGCTCGGGACTGGTTCTTACAGCAGGCTCTGACATATGAGCAGTATATTAAGTTTCAGCAGCTGTATCACGGAGGCTTTACACACGGTAACCGGCACATGGTTAACTGCGTGATCGGGGAGCTTGTGCAGTGCTTTGACTTTGCATCAAGTTATCCCTATTCAATGTGTGCTTTCAAGTTTCCGGCTGAAAAGTTTACCCGGATGGAAAACGTGTCTGCAGACTTCATTCTGTCTGAGATGGAGGATTATGCATATGCATTCAAATTTGTAGCCGTAAATATTCGCTTAAAGAATGACAGCGAGCCCATGCCGGCACTGCAATTCAGTAAGTGCTTAAAGACTATCAACGCTATTCAGGATAACGGTCGAATCCTTGCAGCCAATTACGTAGAAATTTACTTAACCGAATACGACCTTGCTGTAATAGCGGACATCTACACATGGGACAGGCATATCTGTACCGATGTAGAGTATGCCAGGAAAGATTATCTTCCCAGATGGTTTACTGATTTTGTATATGAATCCTTCTACAATAAGACACAGCTTAAGGGCGGTGACCCGGTTCTTTATTCCATTGCCAAAGCCCTGCTCAATGCCATTTATGGCATGTGCTGCATGAAGTCCATCCGTTTGGACATCAATGAGGACTATGAAACCGGCGAATTTTACGAGGAAGATGTAGAGAGTGAAGAGCTGCTACAGTCAAAGTACATTGAGTATGTCGAAAAGATAAACTCAATACTTCCTTATCAGATCGGTGTCTGGGTTACGGCCATAGCTTTTTACAACCTGAGGCAGCTTGTGAAGTGCTGTAAGCGCCCCTGGTACTCAGATACGGATTCCTGCTACGGCTCCGACTGGGATTATGAAGCTGTAGAGCGTTACAATGCCGGCTGTAAGGAAAAGCTTCTTGCCAATGAGTACGGTCCTGTTATGCATAAAGGCCGTGAATACTGGTTGGGTGTTGCCGAGACCGAGGGAGATGCAGACAAATATACCGAGTTTAAATACATGGGCGCAAAGCGCTATTGCGGTAGAAATTTAGAGACCGGCAAGCTTAAGATCACTGTCGCAGGTGTTCCGAAAAAGAAGGGCGCCGAATGTTTACATGATGATATTAACGAGTTTCACAAGGGCAAAATCTTTGACGGAGCTACGACCGGCAAAACGACCCATTACTATTTTAATGTTGAAAAGATATACATTGACGAGAACGGTAATGAGACCGGGGATTCTATCAGCTTGACTCCCTGCGATTACCGGCTTGATACCGTGAACGTGTACGATTGGATGAGTATGTTTAACGAGGAGGTGAACATGATTGAGTACGGAATCGATGTTTGACATTTATAAGGAAGATTATAACGATGGCTACTATCACATAGGCGCTGACGTAGAAGCTCACCCGGAATGCACAATCTTTATTGTGTGGTCCAGACGTGGTCCCGGTAAAACCTACGGAGGACTCAGGTACCCATACCGTATGGGCTTTCCTATAGCTTACCTTAAGCGCACTGTCGAGGATGTTAATACCATCTGCGAATTTGATGGTGAGCTTGATTACGATCCATCGCCCTGGGTACCGCTTAACCGTGATTTTAATACCAACGTAAGACCGCAGCTTATTAAGAGGGGCCTTGGAGTGTTCTACAATGCCGATAAGGATGGGAAGCCCATCGGAAAGCCGATTGATTACATCATGGCCCTTAGTAAAGTAAAGGCAATCAAGGGCATGGATTTTTCCGATGTAGAATGGATGATGCTTGATGAGTTTATCCCTCAGGCCGGTGAAATTGTAAGGCATGCAGAAGGTGAGATGCTTTTAGATCTATACATGACCCTGAACAGGGACCGGCAGAAACGCGGAAGGCCTCCGCTTAAGTTAATCCTTTTTGCCAATGCCGAGGAAATCAGCACACCTATAACCAACGAACTGGAAATTGTCGACCTGATGGCCGAGATGGCAGCAAAGGATTTGTCAGTGTACATAGATAAGGACAGAGGCATTTTTCTTAGGCACATCAACGAAAGAGACTTCCCTTTTACTGAGGAAGAAAAACAGGGTATGTTCAGAGCCATGAAGGGCACCGCATGGCACGATAAAACATATGGAGGTGTATTTTCAAAGAATGACTTTTCAAACGTGTGCGACATGTCCCTTAAACGGATGCGCTGCATGTATCACCTGCACTATAGGCGCAATCATGACATATACATTTACCTGCACCCCGGAACAGGCAAATACTATGTTACTGACAGTAAAGGCCAGTACATTAAATCCTACGATCTCGACAGAGAGAACGATCAGAAGAGATATTGGCTCGACATCGGCATCGACCTCAGAGCTGCCTGCATCGAGGACAGAATGAGATTTAAGAAGTATTCATTTTATGATTTAATCGTTAATTTTAAAAAGTTTTATGATACATAGGAGGTATGTTATGAAAAGAGAAGAAGCAGAGCAGTTTGCTAAATGGGTAGCAACAGAAATATTTGATGACAATTGGGAATATAATAAAGATGCTTTTGCGGAACTTGCCTGTCGTAGATTGGCAAATATGGGCATAGTTAAAGCAAATGGTGATAAATGGGAATTGATTGAATAACTTTAGCATACTAAAGGATTGTACTTAAAAAAATACAACATGCAATCCGGGAATGTGATAAGGTATTCTCATAGGAGGTTCATGCATATGAATAAGAAAATTATCACACTTGATGTCACCAAAGTAGGTGAAGGACATCTGGAAACAATGATGTCAATTAACGGAAGTCCTGAGGACATATCTTTCGCTATGACAGAATTGTTACTTAAGCTTAACGACTGTACAAACGGCTCCGGCATGATGAAAGTACAAAACGGTTTCTGGCTGCTGATTCAGGATATGGTTAACCATGAGCTTGCAGAGAGGGCCAAGAAATGAAAACAATATTAGCGCTGCTTGGATTGTTTTTCGGACTGTTGATTCTGTGCACAGCCCTGGCACTTGGGATTATCATCTGGGAAGATCGGAGGAAAAAGAAATGAAAGAATTGGAGGCCCCTTGTAAAACATGCATGCATAAAACAGTATGTGTATATGTGGCACAAACGACCAGAATTATTGCGAATATGAACACTGATATTAATTCAGGCAATTATCCGGGTAATGTAGTGCTTCATTTATCATGTACTGAATATGTCAGGAAAGCAGAAACTCCGCAGAATGCATATGTACCTATAAAAGCGGTTGTTGACGATGGTATTGTACAAGATTCAGGAATCGATTTTAAATTAAGGAGTAATTATTAATGAGTGACTTTTGGCTGCTGTTCTGCTTCAGCATTATTTCAATCATAATAGCCTATGGCCTTGGGTACCAGGTAGGATTTCACCGGGGATACAGACACAAGTATTATGAAGATCTTCTTGAACACGCAAACAACATTATGGAGGTAAAGACAAATGAAAGTAATTGAGTTTAGAGTTATTTGCAGCTACGCTAACAACCAGTACCAGATTACAACGGAAGAGCATCAATATGAGCATCTTGCATGCATCTGCAGATCTGTATCTGAATTAACCCTTAAGACCTTTACTATCACGCGCGACGTACGGACCAGGGGAGACAAGGCGGTATTCTTTTATGAATGAGAATCACAAGCTTAAACAGCCGGAGCCGGTCCTGATAAAGCGTGACATAGTGACCGCATATGAACAGCATTATAAAGAAATGGTTAAGCTCAGTTGGCTTCCCCCGGCTGAAGGAACCAACAGCCCCATTGTGAGCTTAGGTATGGCTATTGAGGCAGAATATGTATTGACGCATCTGCTCGGTGTGTCCCAGGAGGTAATAACAGAGCTTAATAAGGAAGCAATAGATGAATGTGAGACCGATAAGCGAGACTTGCCGGATAAGAAAGAATCTTAATCTTTCCTGCTACGGCTGTCCATATAAGGGTGAAACGTGCGAAAATTTTAAAACATTATTAGAGGTTAGGAAGCCTGCCGATGTGGCAACGCTTCCAAAGTACACAGGAGGAAAAACAAATGATCGTAAAAGGTAAGTTAATAACATGTAAAAGGGAAGTTAAAGAGTTTGAGAAGAGAAGCACAGAAGAGAAGCTATGGCTGACCCTCGCAGAAGTAACTTTATCCGATGAGCAGAAAAAAGAGCTTGAAGAAGCTTTCAAGGATGCCGGAAAGAAGTTTACTCCCGACTGGATTAAAAACTTTACCGGCTATGTGAATGTGTCAACACAGTTTGACCTTGCATACTGTTTCGGTAAGACCTTATCTGGAGAACTGGGAGACACTTACGCAGCTGAGGGTCCCGATGTGCTCGCGCTCATCAAAGAGGGATTCCCTTACATGGGTGCGGAGGCAAAGCTTTCCCTATCTTTAAAGGAAGGCGCTGTATATCCCAACTCAATCAAATTCATAACCAAGGGTAACGCTTTCAATCCCTTTGCAGAATTTGAGGATGATGAGGAAGATTAATACGGATAATGATATAATGGAGGTGTAAGGCCTCCGAAAAAGTCTTACGCACGAACCCCCTATGCTTGTGCCGGTAGTATTGAATACTGCCGGCACTTGTGTTATTATAAGGGTACAAGATAACTACTCCCCAAAGTATTGCTCTTGTATACCCCAAACCAATGTAATAGGCAGGAACAGCACATTTGCCACAATGTGCTGTTTTTGTTATATTGAAGATGTAAACGTTAACCCTGTTTTATACGGAGGTATTTATTATGGATGTATTAAGCATTATTAAAGATTTAATCGGTTCTGTTGGTTTCCCCATCGTGGCATATCTGCTGATGTACAAGGAAAACCAAAAGTTAACAGCTGTTATCGACAAGGTGGCTGACAATATCGCAGACAATAACAAGAGACTTGGCCGCATTGAAGATAAGCTTGGTATTAAAAAGGAGGATAACAATGAGTAATTCAAGTCTGGTAACCTATACCCAGTTATCACCGAATCACTCCGGGCCCAGGACTCAGCCCATAAGCAGATTTACACCACACTGCTATGTGGGTCAGGTGACCGTTGAGCGAATCGGTAAAGGCTTTGAGGATCCGAAAAGAAATGCTTCCTGCAATTATGGCATCGGTACCGATGGCAGGATATGCCTTATAGTCTCTGAAGCAAATCGCAGTTGGTGCACCTCAAATGCTCTTCAGGACCAAAAAGCTATAACAGTCGAATGCGCTTCGGATGCTACGGCCCCTTACGCATTTAATAATAAGGTATGGGCCTCTTTGGTTAAGCTTGCTGTAGACTGCTGCAAGCGTAACGGCAAGGATAAATTTGTATACATCCCGGATAAAACCAAGGCACTGGCATATAAACCCAAGGATAATGAAATGCTTATGACTTTTCATAGATGGTATGCAAAGAAGAGCTGCCCCGGTGACTGGTTTGTATCAAATGCCCAGAGATTTGCGGATGAGGTTAATGAAGAGCTTAACGGTTTCGTAGAGGTTCCGATCTATACAATGCCTCATGCCGGTGAGGGACTCCGGGCTATTGCGAGAAGAAGCGGTATAACCTTTGATGAGATTAAAAGATTAAATCCCGATATTAAGCCCCCGATGTATTATGTCAGGGCAGGAAAGCAGGTGCGTATTAAATGACGATTAAATACTGGACTTCTTTTTCTAAAAGAAAGAACTCAACCAAAACACCTACCGGCGGTACCCAGATAGATGTAAATCTTAAAGCCGGCACAAGCCTGGAAGCCCCAGTATTCATATTGAGTGCTGCGGATGCTTTCAACATTGTTTATGTTCAGGCTTTCGGCCATTACTATTTTGTATCCGATGTGAAGCACATTAGTAATGATTTAACGGAAGTAAGCTGCAGCCAGGATGTACTGGCAACCTATAAGAGCGCCATCGGTGCCACAAGTGCATACATCCTTTATGATGAGAGCACAAACATTGAGATACCCGATGACAGACTGGCCTTAGAGACTACACCGCAGCTTAATACTTTAAGCGCTGCATTCAGATCTGACTACTCTTCAGCCGGAAGCTATATCATATCAATAACCGGCACAAATAAGGTAGGCACTTATGTTGTGCCCGAATCTACCCTTGCCAGATTAATGCCTGATATTACGACCGTGTACGACTCTTTCATAGGTTCGCAGGATCCTTTCGGTGCTATTGTGGCAGGCGGTAAGCAGCTTGTCGGCTCCGGCAGTCTTTCCGAGAATATCAGAGATGTAAGATGGATACCTTTTTCCATTTCAAATACATCTTCAGAGCCCTTGAGGGTAGGTATGTATGATATTTACTCTGAAAGCGGTGTCCCTTTAGGCGGTTTAAGAATCAATCAGCGAATCGTTGTAAAGGATGTTCCTGTATCTATCCCCTGGAAATGGACAGGGCTCGACTGGAGAAACTCGGACCCCTATACCCAGATAAGTGTTTATATACCCTTTATCGGTAACGTATCATACCCGGCAAGCGTTCTTAAGGGCAGAACATCCATTAACTTTCAAAGCTCCCTTGATGTTTTTACCGGCGAACTCACAGTCAGAACTTATTCAGGCGGTGTAACACTTGGCACCTACGGAGCACAGACAGGTGTACAGATTCCCTTGGGCTATTCGGGTGTCGGTGCCGGTAACCTTGTTAACGGTGTAATAGGTGCAGCTGCATCTATTGCCACAGGAAGCACTGCAGGACTGGTTACAGCTGCTTTAAATGCATGTAAGCCCTTATCACAGTCTGTAGGCGGTATTGGCTCCGCATCTGCTTCAGGCCTTGACCAGAACATTCAGATAAGCGTTATCACACATGAGCCTGTTGAGACTCCCAGTGGTGTAAGCTCCGTGATGGGTACACCTTCTTATGAAGTTAAAACCATAAGCAGCCTGTCAGGGTATGTACAGTGTATGGATGCATCCGTTTCAATCAGCGGACCCGATGCGGACCGCGATGAGATTAACGGATACCTTAACGGTGGTTTCTTCTACGAGTAAGCTTTATTGACTGGTTAAGTCAAAAATGGTATATATAAGGTAAGGAAGTGCCGAGACACCTGATCAGGCCGGTGGGCCGGTGTCGCTCGTGTTGATCGCACATAAAGGCACTTCCTTATTTTAAACATAGGGATTGACTCATTTAGTCAAAAGGAGGTTTTACATGGAATTAGTAAACATGATTAAGCTTGGTACCATGGGCTATAAGCCTGCGGATATTAAGCAGATCAATGCTTCAGGCATTGATTCGGAACAGATTATCGAGCTTGCCAAGAGTGGGTACGCTGCATCGGATGTCAACGAGCTGATTAAGTTGGCACAGGAACCGGCCCAGACTCCCCCGGAAAAGAAAGATCCTGAGGTACCGCCTGAAAAGCCTGAGGAGAAGCCGGAGAATAACGACGAGCTTAATAATAAAATTAAAGAGCTTACCAGGCAGCTTGAAGAAGCTCAGACCATGATTAAAAAAATCCAGTCTGATAACGCAAGCAAGGACTTGGGAAGCGGTAACCAGAAAACTGCGCGTGAACTCGTGCAGGAATCTCTTAAATCACTTTATTAAGGAGGAAACTTATGGCACGCAGATTAAACGTAACCGATGGCTATGCATGGATGAATGCGCTTGCTGATGAGATGTTTGGCGCAAATCAGACAGTACAGGTCATTGATGCTTCTACCTTTGCCAGTGTCGGAGAAACTGTTTTACAGTCCGGCATTGAAAACGTAATCAATACACTTTCCCTTGTATCTTCTCGTAACCTTATCGCGATCAGACCTTACAAGGCAAAATTCGCATTAATTAATGCGCTTGACTCCGGCATGTTCTCAAACCGTGTAAGAAAGATTTCTTACTATGCTAAGAAGGCCGTTCCTACCGGCGCCAGCAACACCCAGCTGTTTACTAACCTTCAGATGGGCTTTGACAACGGTCAGAACCCTTCAGGCGGTACACCTCAGTCTGTTGAATCCATGTGGCTTCAGTCCGCACCTGTAACATACCAGGCATGGTTCGGAGGCGGTGTAGAATGGCAGTATCCTTACACCCTTTACGAAAACGCTCTTAAGGCTGCATTCAGAAGCCCTGAAGAATGGACTGCATTCCTTAACGGCTTCCTTGTATCTGTAGCGAACGACATTGAGACCGAGAAAGAAGCTTTCTCTCGTCTTACAATGCTTGCTGCTATCGCAGGTACCTTCAATATGACCGCTTCGATGCCCGGTTCTCTCAGGAACCTTACAACTATCTTTAACAGCACTTACGGCACAACCTACACCACTGCACAGATCTTACAGGCTCACTTTGAAGAGCTTCTCGCGGTTCTTGTATCAACCGTTAAGACCGACTCCGATATGATGGAAAACAGATCGCTTCTCTATCACTGGAGCCCTGCCAAAACTGTCGGCGCCGACTCTTATGTTCTTCCGCGTCAGACCAAGAAGGAAGATCAGCGCATGATGATGATCTCCAGGTTCTGGAACGATGCAGAAGCTCGCGTACTTCCTGCTATCTTCAACGATCAGTATCTGAAGCTTGAAAACTTCGAGAAGGTTGACTACTGGCAGAACATTAACGACCCTTATGCTATCGATGTAACTCCGGCAATCCCTGATGTATCTGACCCCAGTGCTCAGATCGCAGGCACCAGAGTACAGCAGGCTTATGTACTTGGCTGCTTATTCGATAAGGATGCTGTTATGGTTGATTTCCATCTTGAAGATGTGGCATCGAGCCCCCTTGAAGCTCGTAAGCACTACAGAACCATCTGGAACACCATCAACAAAAATCCTATCTGGGATGCTACCGAAAATATGATCATCTACTACATGGCAGACTAATCATAAAATCTTCTTTCTTGCCGGGGAGCTCCAACTCCCCGGCCCCTTAAGGGAGGTTAACAATGGCTTTTTATACACCATTAAATTTTGAAAGCCTGAATGCCATCGCCGGACATTATGCCCCGAGCATGGTAAAGGCATACAACAATGCGACCTTTGCCTACTGGGAAAGAAGTCTTTTCCAGAGAGCAGTTTCGCGACTTAAGACAGTCCTCCCGGATGAATGGGAAGGATCACGCAGGGACTTCCTGCTGTTCTGTCTGCTTAAACTCGGTTATGTATTTGTATCAAAGAATGAAAAGCTCGGCTACTGGTTTCAGCCCGGTACCCTGTACGGTATCGACTTTTACTATCAACCGACCGAGTTTATCATTGCAAATCCCCGGGCCTCAGAGCTTGGAATAAATAACAGGTATCAGCTTCACACCGAGGGCGAAATTCTTAAGTTTATGCCGGACTACAGAGGCATCTTTGACATCATCGCATATTATGCTGAGAAGTTATCGGCTCTTGATAACGCTATTAACATGAGCATCATTAACAGCAAGTTTGCTTTCATGATCGGAGCCAAAAACAAGGCTGCAGCCGAGACAATGAAAAAGATGCTCGATAAGATTAACAAGGGTGAGCCGGCTGTATTCTTTGACACACTTCTTAAGAATGACGGTACTGATAATGAAGAGCCCTGGCAGTTTCTTGAAATCCAGAAGCTTAAGGATAACTACATAACAGATAAGCAGCTTATTGACTTTCAGACAATTCTTAACTCATTTGATGCCGAAATCGGCATCACTACGGTACCTTATCAGAAAGCTGAGCGTTTCGTATCAGCAGAAGCTCAGTCAAGATCGGTTGACTCTCAGGCAAGATTGACCGTGGCTATCGAGTGTATCCAGTCGAGCATCAAAGAAGTTAAAAAATTATACCCGGATATTAACTTAAGCTTTGAACTGAGAAAAGAGGAGGTGCAGCCTAATGTCAACGATGAACCTGACACTGATAGGAATGTATAATTATGACGCTACTATCTTTAACGGCCTTACCCTCCCGGATGAAATAGATAAGCAGGACTTCATTAACGTGCTGCTTATGCGCTCAGGCGAGTTTGAGCTTTTATATCCCTCTGCCGACTTTCTAAAGCCGGCTATTGAAGTCTGGGGTAAGAAGTGGCGCCCGACGTTCGATAAATGGGTAGAGGGCCAGAAAGCGACCTGGAACCCTATTGAGAACTATGACCGCTATGAGGAATCCAATGACAAGACTACCTCATCAGGCAGCGGATCCGATACAACAAATGTATCGGGAGGCGGTACGAATGAGCATACAGTTTCAGCTTACGACTCTGCAGCCTATCAGCCGGCTGACAAGGATGTAAACTCAAGCAGCTCAAATTCAACTTCCAGTACACAGACTTCAGGCACATCAGACAGAGATTTTAACAGCCATATCCATGGCAATATAGGTGTTACGCAGGCCTCTGACATGCTTAGAAGCTTCTACGACATCTCTGCATGGAACCTTCTCGACCATATGGCTGATCTGTTTGTAACCGAGTTTTGTATCATGACATATTAACGGAGGTATAAGGATGGACAATTTCTATAATAAATACCCCTATACCGACTTCCATGAACTTAATGCAGACTTCCTGCTCCAGAGAGTAAAATCTATTGAAGAGCAGATAGCGAACATTAAGGAAGAGATTGAGGGCGAAATCTTTGAATGGGTACAGGAACAGCTTGCACCCTATCAGGAACAGCTCAATCAGCTGATTGAAGAAGTAGAGCAGCTGCAGGAAGAAACAGAAGAAACGCTTGCAGCATACGATGCGAAAATTACGGCTTTTGTTAATGAGGTTAACGGCAAGATAGCCGAGATAAGAGAAGAGCTTATTGAGTCTATCAACGCAGTTAATGCCCTGACAGATACCAAAATCGAGCAGAATAATACCTACCTGCTCAATCAGATCAGTGAGAATGTCGGCACATTATTCCAGGTACTTAATCCCTTTACCGGCACAATGGTAAGCATCCAGGACATGGTTGATTACCTGTCTGCCTTCCATATCGTTGACGGTATCGATTATGCTACCATGAACACCAGAGCATTGACTTACAATGCTTGGAATGCCCTGAGCATGACCTATACAGATCTTACGCTTCACGGCAACACATTATATCAGTAAGTATAATAAAGGAGGATTTAGGATATGACTACAACCCCTAATTATGGCTTTAACATCGCTGAGGGTACCGATACAGTCAACCTGTTGACTCAGTCCTACCCCAACTTCACAAGCCTCGATTCTATTCTTAAAAGCATTGAGTTAACCGGCATTACATCATCCGTTGCTACCAAAGCCGGCACAGTATTCAATATTGTAAGAACTAATACAGATCTTAACGTTTTAAAATTTGTTGCTACAGCAAACTATGCTTCAGGCGATACCTTCACCGTTGACGGTGTTTCAGTTACCGCTACAGCTGTAGATGGCACAGCCCTTCCTGCAGGCGCTTTCGTAATCAACCAGACTGTTATGGCCCTTCTTAACGGTACAGTACTTACTGTCCTCGCTGGAGGCGGTAACATAGGCCCTATCGAAGCCGAAGATGTTGAGTATGATAACACTGTATCAGGACTTACAGCTACAGACGTACAGGCAGCAATCGATGAAGTGCTCGGAGACATCCCTACAGGTTTCGCTGCAACCGCAATTACATATGATAATACAGTATCAGGTCTTACAGCTGCCAATGTTCAGACTGCTATTGACGAGCTTGCTTCAGCATCAGCAGGCGAGACAACTGCCGTTATTGCTGACGGAGTGAAAACATATAAGCAGATCCTCGAAGCTTTATATCTTCTCATTGATGCAAGTAAGATTACTCCCCAGGCTGTTATTGTAGAAGATGCGGGAACATTTAAAAATGTATGTCCCATTGTAAGAATGGATGGCTCCAAGTATAACTTTACAAGAGTTTACCTTTCAACTACGCTTGACAGCTTGATGTTTGAAGTTGGTTCAACAAGCTATTTCAAACAGGGCACCGGCAATACAGTATCAGATTCATCTGCCGTAGTACCTGCTAACGGCCGTACCTATAAAATAATCTATTAATTAACATTTGAATTAGCCCTGATCGGAAACGGTCAGGGCTTTTCTTTTGCAACTCATCTGCAACTCAATCCGGAAGCAACTATATCACAATGCTACATAGCAAGGCAGGACCTCGACAGATGCCGGCGCGGAACCGGGGAAGAAGCTCGGCGGTACGGGGTACCTGTTTCTGACAC